GTCCCACAGGAATACTGCTCCAGCATCACCAGGGTCAACTGCTTGCCTACTTACGTCGTAAGTTAAATCACGATCAGAATAGCCAAGAGAGACATTGCGAGCCAGTGCTTCTGTTTGATTAGAAGTGAGGCCAAGCTTTAAGTGGCCAGTCTGGTCGAGCTTAATAATATTCCACACATCCAGCACTTCGTTGGTGCCAAAAGTTTCTTTGATTTGCGCAAGCAGCGTGGAATTAGTAAAGTCACGAGACGTGCCTAGTGGTTTTTCAAACACCAAAAATAGTTCATCAAAGCTGTCGCCTTCACGAACTGTTACGTTAATGCTTTCCATTAAATGTCTCCAGCAAGGCGATCTAGTTCAGCGATGGCTTCAGTACGGAACATAGAAGATGATCGCACTGGATTTTTCAAACCATCAATGCGCGAACGCAATTGTTGGTTTTCAAGCTTAAGTCTATCAATTTCATTGTGAAGAGAGCCAAAATGCAAAGCCAATGACAAACGCTCATCTAACTGCTGCTTTAGTGATGATGCTTCTTCTTCTGCAAGAATACGCTGTTGCTGCTCATTTGCAAGCCTGATTTTCCATTCATCACCATTGACTTCCACCAAGCGTTCAACTATTTGCGTGATTGGAGGCAATGGCGCAAGCGGCTTCTTCACGCTTTGCAGCTCCCCTTTGATGCTTGCCAGTTGCCCCGCTAGAGCCGCTGTCTGTCCTTCCATGGAAGAGAGTCGGCGCATTAGCGCTTGACGGCCTTCCTCGGCCTCAGAGAGCGCAGTCCGTAGCTGTTCGCTTTCGCTCTTCAGCGTTTCAATTTCAACTAAGTTTGCTTTCCCGCCATCGCTCTTCATTTGCACACGCTTTTTATGCGAACGCAATTCGTCCAAGCTTATTTCTTCTGCATGGGGCACTCGCCACCGTTCAGGAAATGAAAGCCTGCGCGTGTCGCCCGTATCACGCCAATCTACTTCATAGACAATGCCCCCAGGCGTAGGAGGCAATTCAACATCTACTTCACCTTCCCTCACGCGAAAAGATACTTCCCCTGATGGCGCACCAATGAAAGGCTGACTAGCACGCACAAACAAGCGTCCGTTAAGTGCCCCGCCAATGCCATCCAGACGCCCAATAATTCGCGTCATACAGCCACCTCCCTATAAGTGATCAACACTTGATACTCAATGCCGCTGCTTACTACTGTGCGCAAACCTTCCCCTGCACTGGTTTCCATCACGCCAAGAGCGTTTCCGAAGATTAATTGTCCAGAAGAAACAATGGGGAAAGCCGGGGTGAGAGTAATGCCAGATGCTCCACTAAGGAACTGCACCGTACCACCACTAGTGGCTGTTACCACTGCATTAAGCACTCTTAGCTTGGCTGATGCCACGCCAGAAATAACCGTGGTGCCGCTGGTGCTGCTCAATTGAGCGCTTTTAATGGCAGCAGGCAGTAAGTCATGCTGCAAAATATACGGAGCCGAAAGGGTGCCGTCTCCAGCCGCCTGCACATAAGCTGAATTACCGCCAGCATCAAGACCAAAGAGGGCCATAGTTAAAACAGCAAAAATAAAAGGCGTTGGTTTTGAACGGTGCGCCCATCAGGTAGTGTAACCGTATTGTTCGTAGTAAAATCAAGTCGCAATGGAGAAGAAATAAATCTCCTGCTATACGACCATGCAGAGCGCTCTCTGTTAATGCCAATTGTAGCAATGCGAATCTGATACGACGAAAAGATGTCAAACTCTGCTGTGTCAACGCCAATATAATTCTTGGTAGTTTCGCCTAGATTCAGCCATCTGTCCTCCTCTTCTCTGTATATTTCCACTTCAAAAGCGTGAAAGAAAGGATGTACTTGAGGCTCTTGCCAGCACACTGCCGGGTTAAGGGCATTGAGAATGGAATAGCCGCTATACCGAGGCTGATCCCAAGTAATATCTACAGAAGCCATAGTCTTATCTCGCCTGTAGTTGAATAGAGCCAGCCGAAACGACTGGCACAATGTTTAAACGGGGAACAGACGTTCGCTGCTCATCAATGCGAGCGGATGAATCCACTAAGTCAAATTTTGCTTCATAGTAAGCAGTAGCTAAAACAGTCACAACGCCTTCCTCTTCGCTTAATGCTGCCACACGATACGGACGAGGGCGAGCAACGCTTTCCCTTAATATCCAAGGCGCAGGCGCTGTCAATGACTCAGGGAGCGATGGCGAAACAGTTAGTACGGTGTGCTCCCCTGCGCCTGTAGTAACGCTGCGTTCAATGCTATTACCATTACCATCGTTCAAAATAATTTGATAGCTAATAGCAGGGGCAAGTACCACGGGGCGATCTAGGGAAACATTGTTCCCACCAAGAGCCGGAGAAATACCCGCCAGCAGTCCCGTGTTTTTATTAGGGTCTGCCACTTCAATGATTTCACCAGGAAAAACAAAAAATCCTTCGGCGCCAGTCTTAAAACTAATGGTTTCTGTTTCGTTTAAGTCACTCAGAAGAGTCCACTTTCCCAGGCGCTGCGCCTGGCCTTGTGAAGTGCAGCCAAACCCTCTAATGTCTACCTCCCTGTATCCATATCGCTCAATGCCGTCTCTATCTTCTACGTATTCAATTTTGGTTTTGTAGTTATCACTGGGGTCACTCCAGGATACTAATGCAACCGTTTTACGGGCTTTACGAGCAGTACCTTCATATGCAAAAGGAGGAGAGCTGACATTGCCGCTATCATCCACTTCGTTAATAACGTTACTAGGTGAAAATAATTTTGTGGCCGTTTTTTTTGTGTCTTGCGTGGCAATAATTTGCCCTTGCGCGTAATAAAGCATTCCACGGAATGATGCCGCCAATGCATTTAACACTTCAAAGGCTTCAGCTCTGTTATTGATATAAGCGTTAAAGGTAAAACGTTTCTCCGTATCCCCTTTTCCATCGGGCACCATTTCGTCGCAGTATTTTGCTATAGGGAGCAGTCCGTAGATGTCAATGTCCTCTTTCTCAATAAATAGACCCGCTCCATACCTTGCGTTTGTTAACAAATCATAAAATACCCACACTGGATTATTGTTAAATTCCACCTTGAAGTCTCCCTGCCAAATGCCGGAGTATGAATTAGAGGCGCGATTGTAATTTTTTGGCACACGAATTTTAATTCCCTGCAGCAAGGCAGAAATTGTCGGGACACTTTGAAAATTTTCTGACGATATTTTTATGCCAACAAGGGCAGAGTTGGGGTAACGAAGGGTTTCGTTGATAATACCAACAATGGCACGAAAATAAAAGTCGTTGTTTAACCGAACACTAGAGGCATCATCTGTCTTCTTCTCAACCGAGACAGTCCATGGTCCAGTGCCAGATAAATTAAAAGAATATTCACGGTCATAGGGCCCGCGAGTTTTGCCTTGTATAGAAAAATTAGTATTCCCTTGATTCACAACATTGCCAGTTCTATTGGTAATGCGAATAGTAAAATTTACCTTAGTTCCTTTTATATTGCCCTTATCTGTCACGGCAAACAATGAAGCCACTCCCACCCGCACTACCAATTGATTTAACAAAGAATTGGTAGTAGTGGCACTAATTGGTCCTACGCTTTTCTTTACCTGCAGTCCAAGCGATTGCTCAATTCTTACATCATCAAACCCAGGTATAGACGATTGATTTTGTGATCCATTCCTAAAAACAATATCTACCTTGCCATCAAACATGGCATCACCCGTTCGACTTACCAAGGGGGTATCATCTAAAAAAATGCGCTTCTTCTTGTCTTTCTCTGACATTCCATCTGGAAACCCTTGAATGTCCCCTTCGCTAAATACTGCCAAAACACTGGCTGCGGCTTTGCTTCGCAATGTGTCAGGATCTTCAGTGGGGCCATCCTTGCCAGCGCCAACGATTTCCCATTGGTCTAATACTTTTTCAAACCCAGAAGAATCCAACATGATCACACGGGCACCGTTTCAGTGCTAATTGCAGAGCTTATGACCAACGGAGAAGCTGCCAAAAATCTACCGTAGAGCAATGGGATGGGAAGACCTTGGGAAGTGAGGTCCGCAGCCCTGTCAAACAAAAAGCTTTGTTCCGTTTCCTTGGGCTGCTTAGGCGTGGGCGTGAGCAGTTCTGCAATGCCGCCAAACAACAAGCTGCCGCCAATGCCGAACAGAGCTGTTCCAATTGAACTAAATGCCCCTGTCGCTGCAACGGTGCCAATGCCAGGAATAAAAGCCAAGCCAATTAACACTGCACCCAGCAAAATCTTTCCAATGCTCATGCCAGAACCGCCAGCGCCAGTAATTACAGGAGCAATTACAAGCGTGTCGCAAGGCATCATACATTCGTTGTAATCAATGCCCTCAGGATCTGCCGTGACAAGCTTAAAGAACACGCCATTTTCATGGGCGCCCCTTAAGTAATCTCTAAAGCCATCAAGCTGATTGGAAAGCGCTGAAAGAACTTCCTTGGGGCTAAGCGCCATGAATTCATAAGAGCGCCCAAACTTACGCCCCAGCTCCCCTAGAAGCTTTACTTTTACTCTACGGCGATTGGCAGTGGTCACAGTAGCTCCTTATGCCGCAGCGTCTTTGTTGTAATTTTAGCCCAATACCCACCATAGACAGTCTTTTCTGATCGTCTGTTCATTAAATGATGGTAGAAGGACCAGCCATCTTCAGCCAAGATGCCAGCATGATTTGGAGATGGCGCTCCTACTTGCATCAAAAGAAAGTCTCCTTTCCTTCCTGGTTTGTCAATGGTAATAAAGCCTTGTTGTTCATAGTGCCGCTCAAACATTCGCCATTCGTCTTTTTCCCATTCCAGCTCCTCGCCTCTAGGGAAATCATCCAAGGCAATGCCAAACTCTCGCCTGTAAAAATCTCGCAAGATGGCATAGCAATCATGAATGCCATACACCCATTGCCGCCCTTCATACGGAGCATCTCCTGATGGATTGGCATAGAAGAAATCTCCCGTTTTGCCATTGAAAACTATCCACGGCACATTGCTTTGCTTACACGCTTGAACGTCTCGCAATGAAAAACCATTTGGCCCTTCTGGATGGGAATGGTAAATAGCTTCAATGGTTCCTAGCTCTTCTGCCTTGGCGTAGTCTTTTGCTGTGATTGCGAAATTAGACAATGGAAATGGATGGTCATTTTTGCACTTTACTATTTTGCCATTGATAACAAAACCACACGCTTCTTGCGGAAATACTTCCCTTGCATGATTTGCAACGGCTTGCTTAATTCCAAGGGGAATGTCAGTCATCGTGAAAGATTGGCGCCTGGGAATGCCCCAAATGGTAGTTCAGTGGTACCAAAGCGAAGCTTGCAACTATTCAAACGCTTGCCGCAAACATCTTGCTGAAATAACGCGCTGGTGTTTGGCAGTGCTGCCGTAGCTGCGGTAAGGGTTGCCTGAGCGGCACTTAACTGGCTGTTGGCCGTAGCAAGAGCGGCTTCCGCTGCTGAAAGTTCTGCCGTTGAAATACCGCATAAGGTTCCATTCTTGTCAATCAAACCTATGGAATAAATACCATTTAGGCTTGCTTTCCTTTGACTGCCAGCACGATAACCAGCTCCGTTCGTAACGATGGGGACAATACCTCCATTTACAATGCCAATTTGAGGCGGAGATGTCGCACCAAATCTTGATGAAGTGCCGCTTGATTCTGGAAAAGTAAAAGAAATTGGAGCAGTTTCAGAATAAAAAGAATCGACCACTTGAAGACTTGTACCCCCGCCTTCAACAGCAACTTCCTGCCATAAATCAATTTGCCTCAGTGGGCCAATGCTATTGCCTACCCCTAGCCCAGAGGTGTCTACAAAATCTTCAAATGAACCTCGTACGGAGCGAGTGGCTCGATAGTCAGCAGAAGGACTCGTAATATCAACAGCGCCTCCTTCAACAACACCAAACAATGGCTGTCCGCTAACAACAATA